CAAGGTATGGGACTTTACTCATCTTGGACAGCCATAGCTATTACCCATCATCTCTTAATTCTCTTATCAGCTCATCGATGTGGATTACACTACTTCAAGGACTATGCAGTCCTTGGAGATGATGTAGTCATCGCCGATGAGCAAGTTGCTTTAGCTTATAAAGATATCATAGAATCTATTGGTTTAGATATTAGAATTCCTAAGACCATATCTCCTGTTGGAGACTATGTTCCTATGGAGTTCGCATCCAAACTAGTATTCAATGGTATCAATATAAGGCCCCTTCCCATTGGTTTACTGATTAATGGAGGTATGCAAGGACTCTTAGAGTTCCTTACACGCACCTATAATCAGTCTCACTCATTGGGAAAGTCTGAATTATTTTGGAATGATTTAAGAGTTCATGGCCCCCCTTTCGGAAAAACGAAAGGGAGTTCCTCTTGGGTCCCTGAGGCGAAGGGTAGGGTCTTTAAAACAGACGCTATTCTTACCCTATGGGGCTTCTCTCTCTTCAGAGAGAAGGTAAAACTATATTTAGAAGGCAAATTACCTGCTCAGTGATGACAGGCTCTTGACTTCGATATAGCTCTACTTCTTAGTAGATACCCCATTGAACTTTTTAAGTCCTTTCAAGACTTTTCAGCTAAGGCCACTCACAGTCTTTACCAACAGGCTGTTAGTAAGAGACTTGAGTGCGCGTTCGATAATGTTAAAGTTATAGAACACGTGCTGAAGGCCTATAAGAGGAGGAGATACTCAGAAATTATTAGTTTGATAAAAACATCTTCTGAGCTTTGGATTTTATTGTCTAGTCCTTGACTAGCAATACAAACCAAAGTTGAGGAATGTGTTTATCAGTACTGAATCTCTGAGAATCCTTATTCTGTAGCTAATAGTTGTTTAACTATTAACTTACCTCTTTTTCTTTCGTCACCCCTACCGTTCGTTCCATCTATTACAGAGGACTTGGTTTCGGAATTAATAATCCTAGCCCGTGGTCCATCGGGTCTTATTCAAATAAGATCCCTGGATCCCGACAAAGCAGTTTCCAAGGGTTTTCCTATAATAAGGAGAAACTTCTTTAAAATATCTTTAAAGTCCAAGTACTTAAGTAAGGTTGGTATCTTACCTAAGTATAAGGTTATAAAGGTAATAATAAAGGGAGTTAAGAACTGTAATTAGATGAAAACAGGTAGGTACGATATGTGTTAGAGTGTCTGGTGTAGTAATACTACATAAGGACTAACAGCTGTGAGGAATAGACTACAACTGAGAGGTTATAGTCTTTCCCCAAAAGGTGCTTCCTACCTCATAAAGTGAGACCAGGACCTCCTACTCAAGAAGTAGGAGACCAC